GTGAATAATATTTCACTGTATGACTTATAGTCTACCACAAAACGAGACAAATGTCAAGAACTATTTTATTTATTTTAAGATAACTATATTAAACAATAGCTTAGTAAACTGACTTAAAAATAGTTAAAATAAAGCTTGACAAGAAGACAAAAGTGTGGTAGAATAGTATCTATTAAATTGAGTTATAAGCTTAATTTAATCCAGGTCTTTGTATATTCGTAGTAAGGAAACCTAAGTCGATCCTTACCAAAGACCTCCTAATTTTAGATAAGGGGATAGAGATAGATGGTTTACGATGATACTTGGTTTCAGGTTAAGTATGGTTATACACAGCTAGCTAAGGCTGCTAATGCCAAGTATGACGGAGTAAAGTGTCTCTGGAGAATGCCAGAGGGTGTCCCCTTACCAAAGAACAAGAAGTGGTTTAAAGCAGTTCCTTTACAAGAGAAGGTATCCGATGTCAAGAACGAGACGTAAGAAGGGTCCAGGTAACAATGGTCATTGGAGCGACAACCAACGTATTGGCGCTGTGACCACCTATCTGGCTTCTGGTAACCTTAGTTTAACGTCTGTTGCTACCAGTATTCCTCTTGCAACACTTAATCGCTGGAAGATCAGTCCTTGGTGGAAACAGCTAGTTGAGGATATCCGGTCTGAAGAGAACCTTCAGTTGGACTCCAAACTAGCTAAAGTCGTTAATAAAAGTGTGGATCAACTCTTGGATAGGGTTGAGAATGGGGATTACCAGTATGACCAGAAGACTGGGCATATGGTTAGAGTTCCTGTTAAAGCTCGTGATGCAGCCAAGATAACAACTGATATGATTGATCGTAGGCAGTTGCTTCAGGGTAAACAAGTAGAGAAGGCCGATTCAACCAAGAAGGTTGAAGAACGACTTCTTAAGCTTGCTGAGGAGTTCGGAAAGTTTGCCCGTTCTAAAGTAATTGACAATGAAGCAAAGGTTATAGAGTATGCCCCGTAAAATCCGAGATTATAAAGACGAGTATAAACAATACCAAAGTAAACCAGATCAACTTAAGAACCGAGCTCAACGTAACGCTGCTAGAGCAGCTGCAGTCAAAGCTGGTAAGGTTTCCAAAGGTGATAAAAAAGATGTAGATCATAAGACCCCTATCTCTAAGGGTGGGGGTAACGGTAAGGGGAATACAAGAGTCATTTCTGTTTCTTCTAACCGATCATTCAAAAGAAATTCGAAAGGTGGGATTAAATAATGGCATGTAAACCTAAACCAAAAGCAAAACCTTCTAAAGGTCCAGTTGGTAAACCTCCTATGAAAGGGAAGAAATAATGGTTAGCACTGGTAAATGGATGGACCGAACAGGAGACTCTGAAGATACTGGAGCAGCTAAGAATCCTGGTAAGACAGTACAAAAGGTTGGCAATAAATATGTAGAAGTATCCCTAGGAAAAACAGTGACACCTACTGGATCAGATATTGCTACTACAGGAAGTGCTGTTGATAAAGTTAAAAAGTATACTACTATGATGGGTGATGTTGATTAGATGATCAAACTTAACGCAGATGTTTTGGAGGGCTTCACCAATAGTATTCTGCGTAAAGGGTTTGATTCAGCAACTGGTACTCCAGCGTTTCATAGACAGATGTGGGAATACTGTACTAGTCCAGACCACTTTGTAGCTATAGCGGCACCACGTAGTCATGCTAAGAGTACAGCTATTACTCATGCTTATACCCTAGCAGCCCTACTCTTTAGAGAGAGGGATTATGCTATTGTGGTATCTGAGACGGTAGCACAGAGTGTCCAGTTCCTTGGTGATATCAAGAAAGAACTGTTAGATAATGAAGATCTCCGTGAGTTGTTTGCTGTAGACTGTCTCATTAAAGATACAGAAGAAGATCTGATCTGCCGTATGAAGGATGGACATCTCTTCCGAGTACAGGCTAAAGGTGCAGAACAAAAGGTTCGTGGTCTTAAGTGGAAGTCTAAGCGCCCTAACCTAATTGTATGTGATGACTTGGAAGGAGACGAATGTGTCCAAAATAAAGAGCGCCGTGATAAATTCAAACGTTGGTTTAACGGAGCTTTACTTCCTTGTCGCAGTAGCGATGGTATTGTTAGGATCGTCGGAACGATTCTCCATCTAGATAGCTTGCTTGAAGGCTTAATGCCTGAACGACAGTTAGGTGGAACCCGTAAGAAGTTTCTTGTTGAGACTCCCTTATCGCAGTATTCCAGTATTAAGTTACCCTGGAAAAGTATTAAGTTTAGAGCTCACACAGATGACTTTACCCATATCCTCTGGCAGGATCGTTGGAGTAAACAAAAGCTCATTGATGAACGAGCTCGTTATGTTACACAAGGTTTAGCAGATGTCTATAGCCAAGAGTACTTAAACGTACCTTTGGATGAGTCTAATACCTTCTTTCGTAGAGCAGACTTTCTTCCTCGTAAAGATGAGGATAAAAAGAGTCTCCTGAATTACTACGTTACAGCCGATCTAGCTATCTCCCAGAGAGAGCGAAGCGACTATAGCGTATTTGCTGTAGCTGGTGTTGATGAGAATGGTCTTCTTCATCTTGTTAAGGTTGTTCGAGACAGGATGGATGCTCAACAGATTGTTGATACTATTCTCTTGCTACAGAAGATGTACAGGCCGACACTCTTTGGGGTCGAAGCTGGAACCATTCAGAAGTCCATTGGTCCGTTCTTGAACAAGGAAATGTTGACCACTGGTATCTTTGTTCCACTAGTATTATTGAAGCCCAGTGTGGATAAGATTACTAGAGCTAGGTCAATACAAGCCCGTATGAGAGCTGGGGCATGTAAGTTTGATAAGGATGCTGAGTGGTACCAGACGTTTGAGGAAGAGCTGATGAGGTTTCCTCGTGATAGGCATGATGACCAAGTAGACTCTTGGGCTTATATGGGTCTTATGCTTGACAAAATGCAGGATGCCCCAACTCAACAAGAACAAGATGACGAGGAGTATTCGGCCTCCTTACATGACGAAGACTCTGGTCAAGCTGGCCGGAGTGCACACACGGGATATTAGATGGAATTTACTACTAAACTAAAACTAGATCAGATTATAGCTCACCATAATCTGGCTGAGTTACTGGAAGATAAGGAACTGTCTTCTCTTGGTCAGCAGATCCATCAAGATTTTGAGGCAGATCTTCAGTCTCGTGAGGGCTGGGAAAAGCGTAATGAAGAAGCTATGAAGCTGGCTCTTCAGATCAAGGAAGCTAAAACCTTTCCTTGGCCTAATGCCAGTAATATTAAGTTTCCACTGATCACTATAGCTGCTTTACAGTACCATGCACGAGCTTATCCAGTTCTTGTTAGTGGTGATACTCCTGTAAAGTGTAAGATCCTTGGAGATGATCCTGACGGTATGAAGATGGCTAGAGCTCGTAGGGTAGAAGCCCATATGAGTTATCAGATCATGGAAGAGGATGAGGCTTGGGAATCTGAGTTTGATCGTGTTCTTATCACTCAACCTATCCTTGGTTGTGCTTTTAAGAAGACTTACCGTGATACAACTAAGGGATCTAATACCTCTGAGTATGTTTTACCAAAGGATTTAGTAGTAAACTACTGGACAAAGAGCCTGGAGACAGCTCCTCGTCTAACCCATATCCTGTATATGAGCCAGAATGACATCTATGAGCGTGTTGCTCGTGAGATTTGGCTTGATATTTCTGGGACTAAACCTAAAACTTTACAAGAGTCTGGGTTAAAGTCAGTACAAGACAAGTCACAAGGCTTGACTCAACCAGATAATCTGGATTCGAGTACTCCTTTTGAGATTTTAGAGCACCATTGCTCGTTAGATCTTGACGGTGATGGGTATGCAGAGCCTTATATTGTGTATATGCGTAGGGATACCAAGGAAATTGCTCGTATTGTAGCAAGATTCTTCCCAGAAGGTGTTAAAAAGAACTCAAAAGGTAAGGTTCTCTCTATTACAGCAGAGCAATACTTTACTAAGTTCCCCTTTATCCCTAGTCCTGATGGTGGTTTCTACGATCTGGGCTTTGGTGTACTGTTAGGTCCTTTGAATGAGTCAATTAATACACTATTGAACCAGTTGGTAGATGCTGGAACTATGGCTAATACAGCTGGTGGTTTCTTAAGTCGTGGTGTTAAGATGCGTGGTGGCAATTATACCTTTACTCCACTGGAATGGAAGCATGTAGAGTCAACAGGAGATGATCTTCGCAAGGGTATTATGCCGTTGCCTGTTAGAGAGCCTTCTCAGGTACTTTTTACCTTGTTAAGTCTGTTGATTAACTATGGTGAGCGTATTGGTGGCAGTGTAGATATCTTATCTGGTATTACTCCAGGCCAGAATACTCCAGCAGAGACTAGTCGTAATGCTACAGAGCAGGGTATGAAGATCTTTAGCGGTATCTTTAAACGTACATATCGCTCTTTAAGAGATGAGTTCCGTAAGCAGTATCGTTTGAACCAGTTGTATCTGACAGATAATCTGACTTTTTCAGATGATCCTAAAGCAGGTAAGGTTCTTGTAGCAGATTATAGAGAAGGTGCTGGTTCTATTCGCCCAGCTGCTGATCCTAATATTGTTTCAGATAGCCAGCGTATGATGCAGGCTGAAGCTATACGAGCAGCCAGTAAGATGGCTCCTGGTTACAATGTTCCAGAGGTTGAACGAGAGTACTTACGAGCTCTTAAGGTCTCTAATATTGAGCAGATCTATCCAGATCCTAAAGGACCTAATGCAATACAAGCTGGACCTAGTGAGAAGATTCAGCTGGAAACAATGAAGCAAGAGACTAAGAAGCTTGAACTTCAGCTAGAAATGAAGAAACTCCAGATGGAGATGATGATTGAGGTTGAGCTTACTAGAGCTAAGATACATGATCTAGAAGCTAAGGCTATCCTGACTATGGCCCAGGCTAGTGGTATTAGCAAGGATCAAGAGTTGGCTGTTCTGAATACCCAGATTGCTGCTGCGAAAGCAAATCAAGATAATCTTTTGAAGTATATGGGTCTCTTGCAGAAAACATCTAGTAATCTGGGACAAACTCCTGGGCAAGGACCAGAGGCTTTACCAGCAGAACCACAAGTACCAACAGAAGCACCAGTTACACAGATGTAAACTAAAGGAGAGTAAGAGATGGCAGTAACTAGAGAAGAGTTCGATGAGTGGCAACAACTCGCTGTAACTAAGCGTTTGATGGGACAGATTCAGGCAGATGTAGATAGGATGAAAGATCTATTAATCTATACTGATGCAGAAGACCTTAGTGAAATACAGGGACGTTGTAAAGCAAGTTTGAACTTACTTAATCTTGAGTATAAGGATTTATTTGAATGAGTGAGCATGGCATCAATCCAAAAGGACATCGCATCCTAGTCCTTCCAGATGAAGTAGAAACAAAGACAGCTAGTGGTATTATTACAACAACAGCAACCCAAGAGTTCCGAGAGCAACTTGCTCAGGTAGATGGGATTGTAGTTGCAATGGGTAATACTTGTTACCATGACCAAGTTGAACCTTGGTGTAAGATTGGTGATAAAGTTATCTTTGGTAAATACTCTGGAATTATGCGAGAAGGTAAGGATGGTAAAAAATACAGGATCATTAATGACCTGGATGTTGTTGGCACGATAGATAAGGAATAATCATGAGCGAAGAGAATCAGGAAGTAACTATTGATGCACAGGTTCAAGCAACTGAAAAAGAAGCCCGTCTGTTAGGTTGGGTTCCTAAAGAAGACTTCCGTGATGGAGATGCTTGGGTAGATGCAGAAACCTTTGTTAAGCGTGGTAAGGAGATTAATCCTATCCTGCGTAAGAACAATGAGATCTTGCTTAAGAAACTTGAAACAGCTACGCAAGAGATTGCTGAAGTAAAGAAAGCTGCTAAGGAGTTTGAGAAGTTCCAGAAGGACCAAGCTGATCGTAAGATAAAAGAAATTACGACCCAGTTGGAAACCTTGAAAGAGTCTCGTAAAGATGCTATTCGTAGTGGTGACGGTGAAGCCGTAGTTGCTATTGAAGAGCAGATGGATGAGCTAAAGGCTGAGAAGCAAACTACACTAGAAGAAACAAAAGCTCCTGTTGAGGAGCCACAAGCAAAGACCCAGGTATTAGATCCTTTGGTTGTAGCTTGGATGGACAAGAATGAATGGTTTGGTGTAGACCGTAAACTTACAGTTTTAGCTAACGAGGTTGGAGCTGAACTCAACCAAAAGAATCCTAACCTGCGTGGTGAGGCCTTCTTTGAAGCTTTGGATGAGGCTCTTGTAGCTGAGTTCCCTGAGAAGTTTGGTAAGAAGGAACGAGCAAATCCAGTTGAAGGGACTACTAAAGGTAGTAACCGTCCAGCTGGTGGTAGTGCAAAGTCCTATAAGAACTTACCAGCTGATGCGAAACAGGCGTGTGATCGTTTCGTTCGCCAGGGGTTCCTAACTCAAGAGCAGTATGTTGCCGAATATGATTGGGACTAGTCTTGGCTACTAGGGATAAAGTAAAAGCCAGTCAGCAGTATAAAGCTTGGTATGCTAGAAATAAAGAAGCAAAGAGAGCTTATGATAATGAATGGCAACTCATGTATAGGTATGGGATAACTAGAGAACAGTTTACAGAGATGTTAGTAGCTCAAGAAGGTGTCTGTGCTATTTGTAGACAACCAGAGACTCAGGTTGATAAGAGATCTGGAGTTCCTAGACAGTTGGCTGTAGATCACTGCCATACCACAGGTAGGGTTAGAGGTTTACTTTGTACTCATTGTAACCATGCAATTGGAAAGTTTAAAGATAGTGTAGAGCTCCTACAAAGAGCTATAGACTATCTAAAATAAGATAGATTTAGGAGATATAGAAATGGCACAAGCATTAACAATGGAGCAAAAGATAGAGAAAGCAACCGCAAAAGCAGCAGCTCGTCGAGAGGCTGCCGTTGAAAGCGCAACTCCCCGTGAGCGTACAACCGCTACTCGTGGTAAACGTGGTACCTTTAATGGTACAGAAGGCAAACTGCGGATTGGTCACCATATTGATGGTTACCACTTGCATATCTTTAATGACACTCCAGGGCGTATTGAACAGGCCCTAAATGTTGGCTATGAATTTGTTAAACCAGACGAGGTAGGTGGTACTGCTGTTAACGTAGTTAGCCGCAATACAGACGTAGGAGATAAGGTACGTTTCTTGGTAGGAACCGACAGCAACAACGAGCCGCAGTATGCGTATCTCATGAAGTTGAAGCAAGAGTTCTACGAAGAAGATCAAAGTGCTTTGCAAGCCAAGAATGATGCAGTTGATGCAGCTATTCGAGGTGGCAAAAATACAGGTGAAGGTCATTCTACTGACGGGTTCTATACCCCACAGGGAGGAATTAAACTTTCCCGAAGTTGAAAATAAAAAGGAGTTTTAAATGGCAAACGTTTCTAAGCCTTGTGGTCTGAAGCCAGTTGGGTACCTTGGTGGTTCCAGTTGGAATGGTCAGGCCCGAATCTACTATGTTCCCGCTGCTAACGGCACGGCTCTGTATGTAGGTGATCCTGTTACACGTCTAACTGCAAGTGGTGATGCTAATGGTATCCCCTCTGTAGCTATTGGTGTAGCTGGTGCAGCTGTGTGTGGTGTTATTGTTGGTGTACTGCCAACCTTTCCAGGTGTTTCCTTGGTAGGTGCTACCTTGGATCTGACTCGTCGTAGCCTGCCTGTTTCTACAGCTGGTTATGTTCTGGTTGCAGATGATCCTAATATCTTGTTTGAGATTGAGGAAGGTACTACCGCTGGTGCCGCTGGTACAGCCCTGACTGCCTCTGCTATTGGTAATAACGCGAACTTCATTGTTCTCGCTGGTGCCTCTACAGTTGGTGATTCTGGCACACTGCTGGATAATGCTACAGAAAATACTACCGCTACTTTGAATCTGAAGATCATGTCTCTGGCTCAACGTGAGGATAACGCCTTTGGTACTCGTGCCAAGTGGATCGTTAAAATCAATAACCATCAGTACGGTGCACACACCGGCACAGCTGGCGTTTAACCTTTAAAGGAGATCAGATAAAATGGCTGGTATTATTTCTACTGCAAGTCACCCAAAAGCCCTATGGCCTGGCGTTAAAGCTTGGTGGGGTCAGGTGTACAATGAACATCCCGAAGAGTATACAGATCTGTTTGATAAAGACAGTTCTACACAGAACTACGAAGAAGACGTTCAGCTGACCGGATTCGGTTTGGCTCCACGTAAGTCTGAGGGTGCTGGTACTTCGTATGATTCGGAGATTCAAGGCTTCGTTACTCGATATACCCATGTAGCTTACGCTCTTGGTTACATCGTAACTAAGGAAGAGTTGGATGACAATCTGTATGAGAAAGTCTCGAAGAAACGTGCAGCTGCCTTGGCAATGTCGTTCCGTCAGACTAAAGAGAACGTAGCTGCTAACGTGTATAACCGTGCCTTTAATGGTACTTATCTCGGTGGTGATGGCGTAGCTCTGTGCTCTACAGCACACCCTAACGTAACTGGTGGTACCTCTTCTAACAAACCTACAGTTGATGTAGACTTGAGCGAAGCAGCTCTGGAAGATGCTGTTGTCCAGATCATGGGTTACCAAAATGACCGCGGCCTGTTGATTCAGGTTATGCCTCAATCGTTGCACATTGCTCGTCAGGAACACTTCAATGCTCACCGCATTCTGAAGTCTGTTTATCAGTCGGGTACTGCTAACAACGATGTAAACGTTCTGGCTGCTACCAATGCCTTCCCAGGCGGCGTTAAGCTGAACCATTACTTCACTTCTCCTCACGCTTGGTTCATCCGTACCAATGTGTTGGAAGGTATGAAGTACTATGAGCGTGTTGGTATCTCGTTTGACCAAGACAATGACTTCGATACAATGAACGTCAAAGCCAAGGGTTACGAGCGTTACAGCTTCGGTTGGTCTGACTTCCGTGCTGTGTTTGGTTCTAACGGTCCTTAATAGGATCTAGTATTAAATGAGGGCATTGGAGGATTCTTCGTGTAAGTCCCTTATCAAAATTCGATTTATCCCTTTACTTCCGTACAACCGGACTTAGAGAATCTACTTAAAGGAGTTCTAAAATGGGCGTTCCAACACGTTTAAATAATGGCGTGGGTACTGTTGTATCCACACATCCTCTCGGCATGTTTCCTCTGCCAAACCCACAGACAGTCTATATGGATACCGATGACTTTACTC